ATCCTCTCCTCGATCTGGTCGGAGTTCAGGCAGAAGAGCCAAGCGGTAAAGAACTTATTTGCCATACCGAATTCCTCACTATCCCATTTTTTCTCTATGTAATTGTTCTCCATAAACGATTCAAACTCCTCCCACTCTCCCTGCTCAACCATCTTGCTATACACAGCATGGAGGTCGGGGACGGTGGAGAAGGTGCGGTTTGAGTGCTTACCATGAAAAACACTCAGTGCGGACATCGGATCTGCTGATTCTTGATGTTGATCTTCTCCACCACAGATACAGACATAGCGGTAGCCTTGATACGTTACTTCATGCCAGCACTCCCCCAGGTATTCCGTCAGCAGCTTACGGTCGGCGTCGGTCATGGTGCCTCCTTCCCGGCTTGCGCGGGACCATAACAAGTGTTCTCCCGCTCCCTAATATATCTTCGCGCAGTTTCGTGCCGTGACTCGTCAGGAAACTTATTTTGCACTTCCATTATTAGTTCATTGTAAAGGGCCCTCAGCGCGGCGATCTCCTTGTCCTTCCCCCCTAATCTACGGTGATCTCGGTTTATCTCCTCATTGAGGGCAGCGATCTCCCTGTCCCTCTCGGCAAGCTCGGCCTGAGCGTCGGAGTAGAGGACGTAATCGCCATCTGCTCTCTCTGTCATTGGATCACATGCCGGATCACAAAAATCATATTGCAAACAGTAGTGGTATCTCTGCATGCTAAACCTCCATTCCCAAGGCGGCACGGGCGATCTCTTCCGGTGGAGCATTGACATACGCATCTTCGGGCCATTCCCGATGATAGGCATCAAACTTACTTATCTGTCTCAGCGCATCCCTCTGCGCCTCGATGATGGTCAGGGCCTCCCTCATATACTCCTTTTTGATAACCGTATCAGGGGCTAAAACTAACTCTTTCTGAAACTCAACAAACTCCTCGACGTTCATAGTGCCTCCAATTCCTCACATACAGTCACGGTAATAGTCGTTCCATTGATAACGCCAGTATTTATCTGATTCCTCTTGGCAATCATCGCAGAGTGTAGCAAAATTGCTTTCCTCTTTTACATAAGCCGTGTTTTGCCTTCTCCGGCAAACATCGGGCTTGTCCTCTCCGCAACGTTGACATTTCATTTCCACGCCTCACGCTTCCGTTTGCACTTCTCGCTGCTTTAATCGCTCAAGGTTATGCTTCTCTCGTAACTCTATCCCATATTCTTTCAGTTTTTCCGTTAACTGCATGATCTTTTCAACGGTCGGTTCCGATAGATTGTGTCCTTTGCTGTCGGCTCCAAGGTTCACAAAAAACGGCTGTACGCCATTGATAAGAGACGCGAACAAATGAACATCAAAATCAAGTACAGGTTCAATCGTGACGAACTTGGGGAACCCGGCAATGTAGAGCATGGACAGAGCGCGGTCTACTGGCGATGGCGCATTACTTATGCCGTCTATCTCCCTGTTGGTTTCCATAGTCGTTCCGATTATAGTATTGGGCGGAAATGACCATCCTTCGGTATATCTTTGTGGGTTCTTTGTCTGATAAACATAGACGTTCTCCGGCCACAAAGAACAGTGTGCTAATATCCGGGAAATGAACGGCGCGGGCACATCCTCTGCAAACAAATCATTGCAATGCTCAACAAAGATTGTTTTCCCTGACCCGTAATTTACCGCAAACTCCTTTTCGATTAGGCGAAGCGGTCCACTATACTTTTCCGGTCGAAAGGGGAAACTCTTAACATAACAATAAACGCATTTATGTGGACATTCCCCGCCTAAGTGCGAATGGGTATGAGTAACCCACGGATACATATTTCCTACTGATTTTTTAAGTGGCATTATTCACCTTCCACGCCTCACATGGGTATTGTTTGCACTTCTCGCACCAGCTCCGCAGCATCCAGCACCTATCACGCAGAGGACAGGGACGGGGTTATTATTTCATTCCCGCTGCTACCCTTGCCAGCGTCGTTGTGTCGCTATGGACGGTCCTGTCACCCACCGTCAGATCAAACTCGACCTGATTCTCAGACATCACCCTCTTGATCTTCGCCGTGCATTTCTCCGGGGCCTCGATAACCTCCCGGTTGAAACTGATCTTGATTTCTGCCTCAACGCCCTGGGGCGCGGGGGAGAGGCCGACGCTGATACTAATCTTTGTGCCTTTGCCGATTGCCATGTAAGCCTCATTGATCGCGCTCTGATTCTCACCGAGCAGGGCTTCTATGTCACCGGCGATCATGCCTATCACTCGTGGTCCAATGTGTTCTTCCATTACGCAGCCCTCCGAATCGTTTTCTTCCAGAATGTTTTTTCTGCTACCGTGAATCCCTTCCTTGTTTGATAAGATCCTGTTATAAACCAATTCCCCGCCAGCACCTTCTCCCGGCCCTCCACGGCCTTCTTTACCTGTTCGTCTATCTCCTCATATTCCTTGACAGCGGGCTTCAGGGCGTCCAGCCGGTCAAGCATCGTTGCCAGTTCCCCGGTGTCAACCTCAACCTCCTTGCCGATGTGGTCGGGCAAGCAGATATGGGCGAAGGCGCAGCCGTCACACCATAGATCATCATTGATCGGATCGGGCAGAGTACCCGCAGCGACATGGGCGTTGACGGCTTCGGCACGTTTCAAGGTTTCTTCCCCCAGGTCATAGTCGATCTCCATCGGGATCTCCTTGATTGCCCCGCTGACCTTATCCTTGAACAGAAACAGGCCGCGCTCCTTGCCGTCCATGAGAAGATAAAGGTTTAATTGTGTCGGGTATTTTCTGAGATAGGCATATTTGCCATGCTTCAGATCGTCGATGGTGTTGATCGCTTTGAAAACAAAAGGTGAACATGATTTGATCTCCATAGGGATAGCAGCCCCGTCCTGCAGGATCATCCCGTCAATATGGCCGGTAATGGCGTATTCCTTCCATTGAAAAGACCGCTGCTGCTCGATAACCTTTATCCCGGCCTCTTGCAGTTCTTTCAAGACAATCTCCTCGATCTCGTTCCCCATGTCGAAAACCATCTGAAGGCCGACATCATGCAGACTCTTTTCCTGCCATCGGGTTCTGTTTAGAACGTGATACCGGACGCAGGGGATCCCCAGGTCAGAGGCGCGGTTACTGTTCACCGGAAACTGTTTGATCTTCCGGGCCTTGCTTTCAAGTATCTTCTCGACTATCATCTCAGCCCTCCTGTCCGGGGTCTCTGGATTCCCCGGCCCCGGGTCCGTTGTCTGCGAACACAAGGCTTTCGATCTTGTTTCCGAAATTATCCGTGATGTAGGAAATGACCACCTGGCGGCCAGCGTCAATGGCTTCTTTTGCGGTTTTGGCAATCGTCTCGCTGAAAGTGGAATATTCGGCGTTCCCGTTCTTGATGGTATAGACGGTGTAATCCTTCCCGGCCTTAGTCTTGCCGACCTTTTTCCGAACGTCTGTCACGGCGACCGTCACCGACTTTGCACCTTCCGAGGCGATCCCGGTGTCGGAGCGGCCCTTCTTTTTGTATTCGACCTTGCCGAGCGTGTCTTGTGTCAGGCCAGCGAACTCCTGAAGGTCGTCATAGGTGAGATTCCTGATCCCCAGGAGACGGGTAATCCCGTTGCCGATGCAATTTGTATAAGCGGCTTTTTTCAGGTCGCCCTTGTCGATTTCAGAAGGAGGAAGCTCGACCTTCTTGTCTTTCTCTCCGTTCTCCTGCTTTTCGTAGGAGTATTTCTTAAAAAATCCATCCTTGCTTGATCGCGTACCGATGGCCTGAATGGATGCGCCAGCCAGGGAGAAGTCTCCCCGGTAGGTGTAGGAGAAGTGTCCGCCTTCCGCTGTCTCAAAAACCGGCTCGGAGATCCGCCAGGAGATACCGAACATCCGGGCTATCTTCTCGGCCCCCGAAACCTGAAGATAGGGTCGCCCGCTCTGGTCAACCCAATCATGCTTATTCGTCAGCTTGATCGCCACCCGCTTGATCTTGTTCATGGCGTCAATTCTTTTCTCTGCCTGTTCCGCGAGGCCGATCAGCGTATCGTCCGCAATGGGCGTTGATACCTCCTGTGCTGTTGCGTCAATTACTTCAAGATCGTTCATTCTCCCCTCCTATTCTCCCGCTTTTGGGTAATTCTCTTTCGCTTTCCGTTTAGGATTCCGGTGAACGTGTTTCCGCCCCGCCAGGATGTCGTCAAGCTGGTCCTCCGACATGGCGCGGGCCAGTTTGTGAGCCTTCTGCAAGAACGGCAATTCGCTCTTTTTCACAATGATATAAGGTCCGATCTCCATTTAGTCCTCCTCCTTTGTGTACCAATCCCCAACCCTCTTATATCCCCTGTTTTCCATTTCCCGCCGTGCCTCGATACTCACCACAATCGGCACCTTCCACTTTGTTTCAAATCTGTTTCCCGGCATCGTGTAGCTTCCGCGGAGGGCCAGCCAGCGGATATAGCTGTCGGGAATCGCCTTATCTGATAATTTACACCCCCGAAATGATCCAAACGTGAGAATCAACGTCCGCCCCTTTTGAAGTATTCCATTTGAGAATCACTTGGCCGCCCGTCATGATCCCCCGGATGCCGTCTCGGTCTGCTGAAAAACGCATCCATCACGGTTCCAATGACCATCTTGTTATTGTCGAAGATCCTCTTGTCCAGAGGTTCATCTAATGCCGCATCTTCGGCCCGCTGCATCAATCCTTTTTCGTTCATCTCACACCCCCAAAATCCACTCGATCAGCCACTCACTAAACCGCCGCCACAAAATAGGGAGGTAATGCCAGGCCACAACCAGAAGCCCCATGCCTACCAGTATCAGCGGCAGCCACCATATTTCTAAGTTTATGACCATGGCCCCACCAGAAAACAGGCCGCGACCAGAGCAACAGCCGCAGCAGCGACGAACAGGACACAGGCGATCATCCCCGGCCATTCCTTTGACGGGTCCGGCATATCAAGCGCGATCCATTGATCTTTAAGTTTGACTAATGTGTCCATGGGCTCCTTTCCGGCCCCGGCCATCCGGGGCCTGACGGGATGTATGTTAAAATTTGACGTACACCGTTTCTGCTTCCCCTACAGTACGCGCCTAATGTAGCCGCGTCCCCTATGGCCGACCGCTTTCCGGCTCCCCGTCGGTCCTTTTCTAGGCCCGGTCGGGAGGGTCCGCGATCCATTTGCGCCAGGAAGGTGTTCGGGGAGAAAGAGCGTGTTTCTTGATTCGGGGGTAGTATTTCACAAGTGGAGAGGCTTGTCAAGCATTATTTTCATAAGTGGAAATCAAGAGACAAAGGAAAGCCCCGCATGAGGCGGGGCCGAAGGGATTGATTATTGCTATTTATTCTTTTGTTGTCTCTTTCTTTTTTCTTTCTATGGCGTCCTTTATTCTTTTTTCGGCGGATTCCTTTGCGTCATTGTCCTTTTGTTGCTTAATAATTGCTTTGCTTCTGCTTATCTCCATCAGATCAGCATCGGTAACATAACGAACAGGGACAAGAACAACTTGGGCCGATACTGCATCCTCTTCAAGCAGCCTCCATAGCTGCCCCGTTTCTGTATTAAGCAAGTATTGGTCTTGACGCGAGTCCGAAATTTGACCAAAAGCATACTTGCCGTTATCCGTAGAAAGGGAACCAGCGGAAGCCAAAGCGGGGAGGACTAAAAGCAATAAAGCGGCAAAGACGAGCCTTTTCATATCTATCCCCTATATGCTAAAATTGATATAAATAACCCGGTCTTCTTCTCTCAGGCGGTACGCCTGGCCGGTACTTTTGGAGTACCGCCACTTCGCCCTGGGGAGATCACTTCTTTAAGGTTTTGCACCTCACGCTTCAGATCAATAGATTCCTCAAAGGCGAATATATTTGATTCCAACGCCCGCGAAAATCCATCTTTTGCTGACATAACTTTTTTTACTCTTCTGCAGAGATTTTTCATATTCTCATCACACTTAATGGGGCAATCATGGGGATTTGAATTCACCAACAAACCAACTGTGGTTAATATTTTAAGTGTGTTTTCAGAGCTTATCTTCCCGTCCTGAAAGAATCTTGTCACAGCAGCGGAGCTTGCTCCCGATTCCTTTGTAAGTTTCGCCTTATTCCACCCTCTTGATTTCATGGCATCATCAACACGCGCCACAATCTCCATAAGTGGAAATTTTTCCTTGACTTCATTCTTCACTTGTGGAATAATCCCTTTCCAATGAATATTGATTCCTACTTAAAAGACAACGGGCAGTCGATCAATGCCTTTGCGAATCAGCATAACATCCCGGCAACTACGGTGTGGCGTGCTGTCAAAAACATGGTGTTGCGGCCCCGGAACGCCCTCCGCATCGAACAGGCGACCGGCGGGGCTGTGACGCTGAGAGAATTGCTCTTTCCCAAAGAACATGGGGGTGACGGGCTTCCCGGTTAATGGGTTCCCTCCCGGAATACTGCCATCTTCCAGGACACACCCGCCACCCTTGAATAAACGGAGGGTTCGGCTGTGACGGGCTGAGTGACTGAACTCTGGGCACCCGTCACAGCTTCCCCCTCCTTGAACGCAAACAGGGGCCGGTGAGTAGGGGGAGAAATCCCTGCTCGTGGCCGAAGTGCTACCGGCCCCACTTTCAACTTCTTTTTAAGTTTTGTCAATCCCTTTTGTGGAGGTCTTTCAATGGCAAAGTCAAACGGCTCCACTTCGGAAGCGCTCACCGTCAATATCAAAGATTCCCTCCTTTCCCGCCTTGAACGGCATTGCCAGAAAACTGAATTAAATAAATCACAGGTTGTTTCCATTGCCCTTAAACGCTTTCTTGCTGCTGAGATGGCGTTAGATCCCGCCTTTTGGGACGCAGTATATGACAAGTATGAAGCAGATAGCCAATTATAACAATTATAAAAAAGTGAAAATATGAACGCTTTGAAATCACAACCAAAATGCCCCAAATGCGGCGGCCTGCTCAATAACCGGACGGGCTTCCCGATCCGGGTCGAATGGAGCTGTGTCGCCTGCGGATTAACCTCCGAATCGGTCCAATTTTTTGACGCCCTGACCAAAAGATACAAGGACATACCGTCGCAAGCGATCCAAACCAAGACCCGACACGGAAAGAGGGGGAGGTTTGCATGAGGCCGTTCAAGCCGCCCACAAAAGAGGCCATGCTTACCCGGTCCGTGAGGTCGCTCTTGAACGCCGCCCATATTTTCCATTGGAAGGTGTGGGGCGGGCCAATGGGAACGCCCGGAGTGCCGGACATTCTCGGAGTTTACAAAGGCCGGATGTTCGGGATCGAACTTAAAGCCCCAAAGGGAACTGTTTCCCCGGCGCAACAGGCTTTCATCGACCGGATAAACGCGGAAGGTGGGACCGCCTTTGTCGCCCGGACGCTTGACGAAGTTATTGAAGGCTTAGGCTTGCAGGACCGCTTTTTGATCAGGGAGCCGAGATGATCCGCACCCTCTCAATTATCGCCATTCTCCTGACCCTCTGGATGCTCTCGGCCCCAGCACCCAGCATCGACCCGGCCCTATGGAACCAATACGCCATGACAGAACTGAGGGGACACTGATGAGAATCCTCTTCATCAACGCCATCGACCCATACTCAGAGGTACAATCCCGCTGGCCTAACCTGGGGCTCGGCTATCTGGCAAGCGCATTGAGGCCGTATTTCAAGATAGATTTTAAGATCGTCAGCAGAAACATTCCTCAGGAGATCAAATCGTTCAGGCCAGACATCGTAGGCATCACGGCAGTAAGCCAAAACTACGGCTACGCGAAGCAGTACGCAGCCGTCGCAAAGCAGGCGGGACTCCCGGTCATAATCGGCGGTATGCACATCTCCGCTCTTCCATACAGCATGACCAGGGACATGGACATAGCCGTGATCGGGGAAGGGGAGAGGACCATCGTCGAGGTGGTCGAAAGGCTCTGGTCGCCCAACGGAATTAAAGACCTTTCCTCTGTCAAGGGGATCGCCTTTCGCATCAACGACCGGATCTTCATGACCGGGCCCCGGCCCCTCATCGACCCCCTCGACCAGATCTCCCGACCGGCCAGGGACCTCATGAAGATCAGGACACAAAGCAGCCTGTTTTCCTCACGAGGATGCCCCTACCGCTGCACGTTTTGCGCTTCCTCAAGGTACTGGAAGGCTGTCCGGTTTTTCTCGGCCTCTTACGTCTGCTACGAGCTTATGGAGATGATCTTCATGGGCGTCAAGAGGGTTAATTTCTACGACGACCTCATGATTGCGGACCTTCCACGGCTGATCGAGCTGCATAACAACATCGTGAACCATCGGGAACTCCGAAGGCTCCGCTTCTGGCTGAACGCCAGAGCAAACACGGTGACAGAGGAGACGGCGCACCTGATGGCCGACATGGGCGTGGTGTCGGTCGGCATGGGCCTCGAATCAGGGAACGCCAGAACATTGAAATACCTCAAGGGCGGGTCCGTATCGGTCGAGGACAATTACAACGCCATCCGGCTCCTGCATGAAAACGGCATCGCGGCGACGGCATCCTTTGTCATCGGCTCCCCGGACGAGACCGAGGAGGAGATCATGGACACATATCATTTCATCGAAAATAGCGGCCTGGACTTCGTTGACGTGTTCCCCCTGGTGCCGTACCCAGGGACGCCGGTATGGGACGAGGCGAGGGCCAGGGGCTTTGTGAGCGACATCGACATGGATTGGTCGCGGCTCGGGATCTATCACAACAAAAAGAAAGATCCGATCATCATGTCACGGCATTTGACGAGGGCCGACATGGACCGGATATATGCCAAGTTCCAGAGGCTCAGGCTGAAAATAGCAGCAAAAAGAGCATGGTTCCATCCGTTCTTCAAGGAGATGATTAAGGCTGGATCAAAAAAGCTATTCAATTCAATGAGGAAACAAATTGCAGACAGACCTCTATAACAACGGCGGCATTACCCGCTGGTATTGGGACTACCGCGACCGGCAAGTCCTGAAGCTGATCCCAAAAGGGAAGGTCCTGGACGTCGGCTGCGGGGAAGGCATCACGACCCGGAAGATGGGCGCCATCGGCATGGACCTCGACCAGGGAGATGTCAAGGGATCGGTTTATAAGATCCCATTCCCGGATGATACATTCGACGCCGTGACGCTGCTGGACGTGATCGAGCACCTGGACCACCCCGTGACGGCGCTCAAGGAAATTAAAAGGGTTCTAAGGCCCGGCGGGAGGCTGATCCTGATGTTCCCGAACGACACGGCCTTCTTCCTGGCCCGGGTGCTCTGCGGGAAATGGACAGCGGCCTTTATGGATTACGGGCACATGAGGCAATACACGCCGATGTTCACAAGGGAGCTCATGAAGGTGGCGGGATACAGGGTAATCAAAAGAAAGGCCATCCCGTCCGGATGGTGGCCTATAAGCCTGCATTGTATTTTAGTGGGGGAGAAATGAAGGCGCCTGCGTTTCAGTTCTATCCGTCTGACTGGTCGCGTGACCTCGAAGAGCACCCTCTTGAAATCGAGGGAGCGTGGATTCGCATATGCTGTAAATTATGGTGGTCGGAAACGAGGGGAAAGCTGACCAGGAAGAATGAGCAATGGGCGAAGATTTTGAGGGTTTATCCACAGGACGCGGAACGTATCTTACAATATATCAATTCTGAAAAAATTGGGGATGTTTTTAATGACTCTAACGGAAACCTAACGGTTATATCACGCCGAATGTTACGGGATGAAAAAGACCGTGAAAATAATTGCATACGGCAAAAACGCTTCTATGAGAAAAAGAAACATAACGCTTCAATAACGGCAACCTCACAAGACTCTTCATCTTCTTCTTCATCTTCTACTACAAATAATAACCCCCCTACCCCCCGTAAACGGGGGATAGTTTACGCAGACGATTTTCTCGCCTTTTGGGCCTCATACCCGAAGAAGGTCGGAAAAGATGCAGCGTGGAGGCGATGGAAGCAACTGAACGGAACCAGACCAGCGATAGCGGATCTGGTGTCTGCAATACGAAAGCAGGCGCAATCCGATCAGTGGCAAAAAGAGAACGGGCAGTACATCCCAAACCCGGCGACATGGCTACACGAGGGCCGATGGGCAGATGAGATCAACGCCCAGGAAAGCCAGATCGACGCATGGGCCAGGAAAAAGAAGGCCGAAATGGAGGCGCAAAGTGGAGCTGTTTGAATTTACGCAAATCCTTAAGGAGCTCGTGGACTTCTATGAGCGCAAGGAACCAAAACAGGGAACGACCGAGCTATGGTTCGACAAGGTCAAGCGCATACCGTCGGAGCCGATCAGATGGATGCTACAGAAGATCCAGGACGAACACGAGGCATTTCCACGCAACGTACCCGGCGCACTATGGGGAGCGTTCAGGGAATGGCAGCAGGCATACCCGGAACGGATTGACAGGAAAGACTATTTCGATTGCCCGGACTGCACGGATGGCCTGATATGGGCGAAGCAGATAAAAAACGGAATTCCGTATGGCTATGTTTTTCGCTGCGCCAGATGTAAGCAGAATAATTGCCAGCAGTACCCCATGACCAGGCTTGACGAAATCAAAGCCGATTATGAAATCAGGCCGAAAAAGGGATGGCCGTACACACCAAAACAGGGGCGGACGGTTAAACAGCTTGTCGCCGGGATAGGAGGCAATCATGGATGACATCGCAATAGGCAGGAAGGAGATCCTGAAGGCGCTGCATATCGGATCATGGACGACCATACGCGAGAAAAAAAGAAAGTTCTCCGGTTTTAGGAAGCTAATAAAGCTCGATCCAACATCAGGGAAGCCCATGATAATTTTATCGGAGTATAAAGAATACATTTCATCGTTCAACAAGCCAACCTGATACGCTATTGATACCCTATAGGCACTTCCTCTCACGACTAGGCTATGAAACACTATAGCCGTGAAAATCGACCTAAAAAAAGAAGAACAAGCCGCAGACATAGCGATCTCTGAGACCCGCAAGAAAATGGAGAAGGCGGGATTCTCTGTCCTTAAGCTCGCCAAAGAACTCAAGCTCATAGCCTTTTCAGACATTGCCGACCATTGCACGATTGATGAGGGCGGCGCCTTACAGATGCTTTCTCTTCAGCAGATCGGCAAGAAATCAAAGGCAATCAAGAAGGTCAAGGAAACCACCAAGATCACCGAATCAAAGGACGGTGAAAAACTGTTCAAGGATTCAAGGGTTGAATATGAGCTTTACGACAAGCTGGACGCGATCAAGCTCGCGGCGGCGCTCATGGGGATGGAAGCCCCACAGAAGCATGAGTTTGATCTGACCGGCTCCCTTATGGCCGCAGTCGCGGCAAGGCTGAGTGATGGAACTGACGCTAAACCAGCAGATTGACGAGTGCGCTTCTGTCTGGCGCAGCTTTCTCTACTTCCTTGACGCCTGGGTTTTCATCGAGGACAAGGAGAACCATCGCCCGATGAAGCTCACGCTGTGGCCGTCGCAGCGCGAGATCATCCCCAGCATCATAGGCTCCCTGCTCCTGATCCTGCTCAAGACTAGGCAAGTGGGGCTGACCTGGCTCGCGGCGGCGTATGTGCTCTGGATGGCGATCAGATCCCCGCTGTTCCTGGCAATCATCATATCGGCCTCAGAGGATCACGCGATTGAATTCCTCAACCGCGTTTATTTCATCATGGACCGGCTCCCTAAGTGGATGATCCCGCCGATCAAATCCCGAACCAAGATGCAAGTCGAGTTCTCGCATAGTGGCGGCAGCGTCGCCACAATCAAATCCATGCCGACCATCGAAATGGGCGCGGAATCCAAGACGCCAAACATCCTGATCATCGACGAGGCGCACACAATCCGAACCGTCAAGGATATTTACAACTCATCCTTCCCCGGCATCGAGCAGGCCAAGGGCCAGGTGATCATCATAGCCAACAGCGTGAAGAACGCGCCGGGCTGGGGATTCGTGCGGGATATGTATCTGGCAAGCATAGCCGGCGTGAATGAATTCAAGCGGATCTTCCTTCCCTGGATGGCTCACCCCGAACGCCCGGCAGACTTCAGGCAGCGCATGGAACGCTCCGGCATGGACCCGGAAGACGTGGTTTGGCACTACCCGGAGACCGAGGACGAGGCGATAAGCGCGATGGCCTCCTCCTACTTCGGGGACGCGCTCGCACGTCACACACAGGCAAAGCCGGGGCTTAAAGGCCGGTTTATCAGGGACACGAAGGGCGACGTTTCCTTCATCCCGGATCCGAAGGGTATCGTCGAGCTGTGGCGGCACCCATATTTTCTCGTCAAGGGGTTCGATGGCTACCGATGGCAGCGCCGTTACTGCATGGGCTCGGACGTTTCGGAGGGCGTGGGATCCTCGTACAGCGTCGCCTATGTGAAGGACAGGCAGCGAGATGAAATAATCTGCAAGCTCTCATCGAACAGGATCAGCGCCCATGAGTGGGCCGTCCAGCTCTCCATGGCCTCGGACTACTATGAACGGGCTGTTATCACGGTCGAGCGCACCGGGGCAGGGCAGACGACCGTCAAGCGCCTGGACGAGCTGAAGGCCAACCAGAGCGTCAGGACTGTATCAGGCAAGACGGGCTCGATGGTCACAAAGGAATTCGGCTGGCACGAATCGCAACAGAACAAGCATGAGCTCTGCGGGGATCTGCGCAGATGGCTCAAGGAGATGCGCGGAACGCTGTGGGACGCCGAGCTGATAGCGCAATGCCAGACATGGATCGAGGACGAGACCGGGAAGCTGGGCCCGGAGGAGGGCAAGCTGGGCGACTGCGTCATGGGAGCGGGCTGCACCCAGCAGGCAAGCCTGTACCTGGGGTCGTGCGAGAAGATCATCCCGCCCGAAGACGGCTGGATGTCACGGTGGCAGGCCGAGGGCAGGAAGAAGGGCGAGGCATGGGCGGCGTGATCCTGGACATACTAGGAGCAATGGCGCTGATCGCAATCGTGTGGTGCATCATAGCGGCATTTATGGCGGTGGGGAAATGAAGACGGACATTCTCAAGGGCGACAGGGATTATGAGGGGCTATGTGAGGGCCTGCTTGACCGGGGCACCCATGTGAGGCCGGGCGAGGAGGCCACAATCTGGACGGACAGGCATAACGGCGTCGAGATCGGGTTCAGGATGCAGGTCTTCAACACCTACGTCAACCGCCAGGTGTTCATCAAGACGCCGGGGCACAAGATAGGCGAGATGTCGGACGAGGAGAGGCGGCGGATCATGGCGTCCGTGTTCAACGTGTTCGTGCTGAGAGGGTCGAATATCCCCAGCATTGACCAGATCGCGCCGGACTGCATCGTCTTGCAGCAGCAGAGCATCCCCATGATCCTGACCGAGCGCAATCCAAGGCTCAGAAGTATAGCGGGAGGGCTGGGGTAATGCCGGAGGAATTCAACAAGGCGGTCAAGGACGGCGGCAAGGTGATCACGAAGAAGCTCAAAGACGGGCGGTACATTCACCTGGTGCGGTACAAGGGCAAGTGGATTGCAGGGGAAGTTCACGAAAAAAAGGATGAATGATGGACTTAGACCTCAAGAAGATTAACGCATCCGACGCGGACCCGAAGGTCAAAGAGGCTTACAAACTCCTGAAAAAGTACGGCGAGCAGTCGCAGCGCACGGAATGGCTCACCACCAGGGCCGACTGCTGGGACGCGGTATATGAATCAGGGGACCGCTCGACGATCTGGACGGAGAAGGAACGCAAGGCCATGACCGACAAGGACATGGTCCCCTTGACGATCAACGATCTCTACAAGGGTGTCCAGGGATCGGCGGCAGTCGTGACCGACCAGAAGCCGGGCGTCGAATTCCTTCCGGTAGGCTCCGGGGACCTCTACGTCGCGGAGCTCATGAAACGCGCCCACGACCAGGTATGGACGCAGAACGACGGCGGGACAGAGGTTTACGACTTCGTCAAAGAGACCAAGATCGGCGGTCTGGGCGTCATATCGGCAAAGCATGACCCGGCCAAGGGGATATACGGCAAGGCGGTATTCGGCGCACTCGACCCCGAAAACCTCTATTTCGACATGGAGAAGTCGAAGAAGGCAGACCTGTCCGACACGCCGATCCTGATCGCCCATCTGGTGTCGCGCACCTACGCCAAGGAGACCTACGAGGGCATCAAGGACGAGGACCTGAGCTTCGAGGGCTACAAGAAGCCGGATGATGGCGCCCTTCAGGACACGGTCACAGGCGCAGACAACTACACCAGGGACACCAAGACGGACATCCCGAACGAAGACGGCGAGAAGCCGGAGGAGAAGGAGGACGTTTGGGAGATCGAGGCCCATCTACTGAAGCGCGAACGGGAGATATGGCTCATGATCCCCGACTCACAGGGCGGTTTCAGCCGGAAGGTGTTCACAAAAGACCAGAAATCAGAGGCCGAAGACGCTAAAAAGCTGGTCCCGAACGCTGTTTTGTGGCCCCGCGTCGTAGAAAAGCGGACGCTGAGGATAATTTGCGGGAAGAAGCTGATCCGGCAGACCAAGGACGACGAGGAGGTTGACGAGCTCTCCAATCCCTACGGCGTGGACATCGACGGCGACCCCATCCTTCCGGTGATCGTCCTGGCTCACGACAAGACGCGCAAAGGGAAGCCGATCAGCCCGACGGTATTTGCGAAAGAGGCTTGCAAGGAGAGAAACAAGAGGCGGGCCCAGGCGATCTATGTCGTATCCAAGAACCTTGACGCGCCAATCGTGACGGTAGGCGAATTGAAATGGCACAAGGACGCCATCCATGGCGACTGGGCGGAAGCGGACAGGACTGCCCCGGTCCTTCCAAGGAGGCTGATCCCCGGCACCGTATCGACCGAAGCCCTCAACATGGAGGCCATCGCCAAGAACGACGTCGATGAAATGTACGATATGCAGGACGTCATGAAGGGGAAGATCCCAAAGGGCGACCCGTCCGGCAGAACGATTCTGGCCTTGCAGGACATGGCCGGGATGATGTCGAAACCGTTCACGCGGGCCCTCGAAGCGGCGCTCGTGAGGCTCGGCAAGGTCAACATGGCGATCATCCTCAAGACCTGGCCGCGGTCCATGTGGGAGAGGCTGATCGAGCCCGATGAGATGGAGACCTGGCAGCCGGAGAAGGAGCGCAAGCCGGTCAATCCCATGGAGGAGATGAACGCCCTTCCGGGCGAGCAGCCGGAACAGGGGCCGGACGACCAGATGCGGCAGGAGATTTCGCAGAAGTGGAAGGCCGCGCTTGAACTGATCCGGCCTGAAGATCAGTCGCAGCCGCCGGGGATCTCGCTCCTGGATGTGGACGTCAGGGTCGCGGCAGGCTCCACCATGCCGACAAACAGGATGGCGAAGGCTGCGCTTGCTATGGATCTTGTCGAGAAGGGCATCTACGACCCGCAGGCTGCGCTGGATTACATAGACGACCCGCACAAGGACCAGATAGTCGCCCGGTTGGAGGCGAAGGAAAAGGCCGCTATGCAGGCGGCAATGATGGGAGAAGGGAAACTCCCACAATAATCAGGGAGGACGAGGAGATGAAAAAAGGGAAAGTGGTAGAGATGCCGAAGAAAACGGGGAACATCAAGGTGACGAACGGGGAGGCGGTGAACCTGGTCAACAATCCCGCCTTCCGCAACCGGCAGCTCCCGGTCAAGGCCCGCTACTGGCTGGGGACGCATATCGCGGACAAGCTGCGAAAGATCGTTGATGCCGTCAGCAATGAACGGGCGAAAATCATCGAGGACTTATGTGTCAAGGATGAAAAGGGAGCTCCGAAGATCGAAAAAGGCAGATATGTATTCGACCCGCCGGAGAAGGAGCTTGAGGCGGACAAGGCGGTCAAGGAGCTCTATGAGATCGAAAACACGCTTCCCTGGCCGCGCGTGGTCGTGGACATCGGGCAGCTCAATGATTCGTTCGACATGACCGCGTCGGACATGGACGCTTGCAGGCCGTTGATCGAATTCACCATGAAGGAGGGAAAATGAAACCGAAGGAAGCAAAGGCGCCGAAAGCGCCGAAGGAGATTGTCAGGGAGATCAAGGGAGAGCTGAAGTTCCAGCGCGTGGGCGGGGGAATGGCGACGTTCAAGGCGGTATGCCCCGACGTCCTGAGCAATCCGGTCATCCAGTTCAAGCAGGATGCGCTCCCGCCGGACTACGACCCGCAGAAGCACATCGTGACGGGTGAGTTCACTTACAAGATTGTGGCTAAAGAAAAATAGGAGCTGATTATGAAAAAATTGATGCTGTTGATTATCGCCGTCCTGTTCCTGTTTCCGGTCCAGACCAGAGCAGATGACGGGATCATTTCCTCCGGCCTTACCACCACGGACAGGCTGATAGCGACTGGTAATTGCTACTATTACGGAATGATGATTGTCAGCGGAGCGAGCACCGCCGTGGTGTCGATTTACGATGCATTGACCATCAGCGGGACCACTATCGCCAAAGGGAACTGCACAATCGCAGACGGCCAATGTATGTTGGACCTTCCGTTTGGAGTCGCGGTTTTCAACGGGATTTATGCGGATACGACCGGAACGGGGGCGGCATACACGGTGTTTTACAAGTGTAAGTAAAAATAGGGTTCGCCCGCGGCCTGATCAGCCAGAGGCGACGCAAGAAACAATCAGGGCGGCTTAGTGGGGCCACTACCTCACAGCCGCCCTTTTTGTTTGCCCTTCAGACAACAACCGCCCCGGCGGAATCCGGGAGCAGGCCACTTGACAGGCTTATGTCATGCACAAGGAGGAGACCATGGGAGAGGAAGCAGCAGTTTTCACACCGGAGGAGAAGGTCATCTTGGGAGAAGAGACCGAACCTCAAAAGGCGGACCCGGAGAAACCGCCGGTCGAAGGCGAAGCGCCGCCCGAAGGTGGAGAGAAGCCACCCGAAGGCGAGAAACCGCCCGCAGCCAAAGAACCGGAGCATACGGAAGAAGAGAAGAAAGAAGTCGAATCGGCAGGAGCGAAGATCGAAGTTGATGAGAAGGGGAAGACCTGGATCATCGACGACGAGGGCACACGGAT